ATTGTTTCTTTATTCACTTTAGACGAGTTAAAAATCCACAGCAATGACCCACAGAAATTCCCTGAATTCGACGAACCCCGAAGTTCGGTCGAGACAGAGAAGACTATGGGTATCGCTGCGGATCGAGTTAATTTCTGTACTCGGGACGAATGGTTTAATGAGGTTCTCCGCACTGCTGTAGAGAAGCCCATTGAGATTCCCCTCCTACCGGAAGTCATCTCGGAACGAGGAGCCAAGTACCGTGTTGTCACGAAAACAACGGCACTTGCCTCGGCAGTCCTCTCAGTAGCTCACAACAAAGCTACAGAATTCCTGAAAGAAATTCCAGGAATAAGAGAGGGCTTCCTCCTAAGAAAGTCCAATGAAGTGTTCAAAGACATTGGACTAAAAGAAATAGCACAAAAGCTAACAAGAACAGTCATAGACCCGTACAACGAAGAAAACGTATCTCTTAATCCTAAGGGAAACGTCAACTGTAAATTGTACGAATCAGACTGCAAAGATTCCACTGACTATATTGACCCTAGATATGCCAACATAGTAATGGAAGAATTGTGCGATCTCCTCAACATCAAAGGAGTTGAGCGTCAATATGCGTTCGCCACTATCGATACAACGGGCAAGCGTTATATCGAAATAGTCGAACCGCTAATAACTGAACGTTATAGATATTACGATGCACCATTCCCATCTGCAAAGATGGTGAATCTGCGTAATGCACCTAAGATCGGTGGATATAACGTTCGTACAGGCAAGCTTCTAGAGCAATGGGAGGAAGTCCTAGCACGCCGAGACGGGCTAAGAGGTACCTCCGATCCTTTTCAAGAAGCTAATTCCTGGAAGTTATACAAAGGGAAGGGGTTTTCGAAGAGACTCAATCCCCCTCCTCAAGATATTGACAGGGTGTACAGAGACGAAGAAGTGTACACCTGCGAGACAGCGAAACGGTTAGCTGTGGACGGAATACTCCCGTATTTCTCCACCGTTCGCGTCCAAGATGAAAAATCTATGTATGTGTGTCGATACGCAATACGCAGAGGCACGCAAATGGGACTCAGAATGAGCTTTCCCATCCTCTGTATATTGCACTTATTCGCCGCTAGACATCGCCCAGACTGTGCAGTCTTCGGCGACGATTTACTAGCATGCTGGTCCGAGCCCGTGATATCGGACTACCTAGGTCGCATGAAGTCCCTTGGTTTCGTCATGAATGAGGACAAGACATTCAGGTCGAAAAAGAGAGGATTATTCTGCGGCAATTGGATTAACACCCACGGCAAACCCATCCGTTTTCCAGATGTTAAGACGTGGATTACTCCAAAGGTTGAAAAAGACATCGACACAATACTAAGATTGAAAGAGGTTTACAATGAGTCCTATAAGACTTCTAAGGGTGAAGTCAGGACTCAGATAAAACGTCTTCCTCATCTATTATTTAAAAACGTACTTAATGCTATTGATCTTCCATTGCACATCCCAGAAGAATTCGGAGGATTCGGTCTAAAGCCTTACAACGGCAAGGGTAACCAACTTACCTTGCGTTGCAATCGGGTATTAAAGGGTTTAGACAGCTTGGCCAAACGGGAATGGGTTCAACAAATCCGTTCGCAATGGGCCACGGCAGCCGCTCACGCTAGAATCCGAGAAATCACTAGTGCAATAAAAGAAAACGTCGAAAACGTGTCGTCTTCGGAACCAAAGGAAATGGTAACGAAGTTCAAGTACTCAAATAAGTCTTTTAACGAGCTAAAAGACGATTTTGTAGAACTCAGAGAGGTCAAAAGACCTACAGTCACAGACGTAACGGAGCCGTTAATCGCAAAGGTCATGAGCGATCTCCAATACGCCTTAAACGACGAATTCTCGAAATTCAAAAACATTAAGTATCGCTATCCTACAATCCGCAAGAGAGTGCTCACAAAACTCGGACACCTGTTGTACAGATATGATAAAAATCATAAATATACACCTGTAGACGGTTTTGATAAGCCTCCTTCCAACGCTCGAGCCTATGTAGAAGCCAGACAGCTTTGCAGGAATACAAGACTGTCGGGCAACTACAAGTCCGTGTCGATTGAAGAAAGGTTCGTAAAGATCGAAGACGCTCAGATCTTTGCGTCCCTCTTGGATTTAGAATTATCAGAACTCATAGGATACATGGCCATAGGGAGTAGAATAGATCTAGCAAGGAATAAATTCCTAAATTCTCTGCTAGTCAAATACGGTCCTCTCCTACACCAAAAACACAGATCGGCAGCCAGGCTGCAGATGTATGTTAACGGCTGGAAAGAGAAGATGGATAGAGCATATGGTAATAGAATCCACGAAATTTCAAAAAAACCAGAAACTCTATCGACCGCATTCGATATTCGTACCCCAGATGTAAATCTCGATTGGGCAGAAATACCACTAACCGATGATGACTTCCCCTCGCTTCTCTCAGAGATAACGCCGTCAGGTACAACGGCGTGGATCAACGAAAGAAATCGTGCAAACGTAGGGAAACCACTAGCGGAAAAAGTATTAGACGCTCCGTTCGAGAAACCAAATAAGTTCATATCTTTGCGGGAATTACTTTCAAAAGCCGGCCTGCATACAACCACAACCGTACCCCAAGTGGAAGTATACTTGCCGAAATTAGAAGAAAAACCAATAAAGATACGTCCGATATTCAACATCAAATCACCGATTAAGGATGATCGAACTATGACGTCGACATCAGACGAAACCAATCAAGAACAAAGTATCTTTGACGATTGGTCAGAAAAGGAAATTAAAAATGACGATATTAAACCGCCGACTACGGAAGACGAGACTACCGTAGGGCCTTCATATATCCAAGAAGATGTATTCAGTGAATACCTAAACACTGAAGACAACGAGGAACTATGGATGCCCGAAGTAGACGAGAAACCGATAGTAGAACTGATCGTAGAACCACAACGAGATAGGGCCACGTATCACGAAGACTGGGACTATGTTAAACTCTTGAGACAACGACAACCAGAAGAAACTGGGTATGCATGGGGGAACCTGAATTCTAGATTTGCACAAATCTCAGACAGGTTTCCTAATGATACCATAGAATCAAAAAGGAATCGTTGGTGCTTCTTGCAACTCAATGGGTTAAACATAGACCAGCTCTAAGTGTAACGCGGGGTCACTAACGGTGTGGGACTGCGAT